ATGCCAGTCGGTAGTGATAGGCTTCGGGCAGATCACCGCAACCCGCTTGCCAAGCTCACGGGCGATGCCGAGGGCGCAGAAGGTTTTTCCTACACCTGTGGAATGTCCGAGCAAGACTCGATTGTATTTATTCATCGAAGCAACACCCATTTGCACGGAAGTCTGCTGATACTCAAACAAACCTTCGGGATGGAGTAGCGGAATCAGATCAAGCTCGGCGACCGCCTCAACTTGAGTATCGGAACCGATAATCTGCTTGAACTTGAGTTGATCGTCAGACCACCAAGACAAACCCCATTCCTCACGGAACTTGCCGAGGTTGATCCCGGCTTTAGACATTTGCTCTTTGAAAAGCTCTTTGTCCTCGCGGTAGACCTTCCAGAACTGGTCTGTGATCGGAGCCTTCTTGAGAAGCCTGACGCCCCGTTTAGTGTTTAGCTGAATGGGATGCGACCATTCAACTGTTGCCATCAAATCGTGGATGTTCATGTATTCGGATATTTAGATATGTTCATCGCTGACTTTAGAGCATCCCTGCATTGCGCAGCCAGAAGCGAATCTGATGAGCCGTATGAATCAACTACGGCTTGAAGGGCTTGGACGCACTTGGTGAATGACGGGTTTGCCAGATAGGTTTCCCGCACTCGGAAGGGTTTCTGTTTGTGGATCATGTAGGTTCTCATTTCTTGGATTTCTTGGGTTGCGGTTTAGGATAGACCGAAGAGCGGAACTTCGGCACATTGTTATCGCAGTTGCGAATGATGCGGATGTATGCCTCCGGTGGAAGGCAAGTTGGTTGGTCTTTTTCTGTTGCACTCATAGTAAGATATGTTTGAGTGCCGCGACTTGTTCTTGGTCAAGGAACATGACCTCTGGGCCTTCACCATAGTCTTGAATGATGGTCATGTCACCGCAATCATTGTCTTTCAAGATTGCTGTCTGACATCCATCATAATCCATTGTTATGTTGATGGTGAAAGTTGTGCCTGTTCCTCTGATTTGCGCGGCGATTTCCTCGCCGATTGTTTTTTCGTGTTTGGTTTTCATTTGGTTTGTTTGTTGGTTTTGGTTGTTGTGTTGTGGAGGGAAATTGTTGACAAAATGGCTTGCGTTTGTAAATAGTCAGCTATGAACAAAACACCAGAATTGAATAGCGAAACGCTAGGCCGTGGAAGGCGCAAGAAATGGGACATGGATAAGATCGAGCAGCTATTCATGGGCGGCGCGGAGATGTCGGACATTCTGAAACTGCCAGAGTTTAGCAAGATGAGCAGGTTCTACCTCAAGAACTGCATGGTGAAAGGAAAGTGGATCGACAAGCGAAAGAAGCTCCGCGAATCCGTTGCGAATATCGTCGCCCCGAAGATGGAGGACTTGATGGCCGTGGAAACATCTGCACACTATCAGTTTATGCTCAAGCAGATCGCGGAGGAACGGGCGCAAATTGATAGTAGATACAAATCGGGAAACATTAAAGACCAGTCCGCGCGTCTTGATGTTCTGGCGCAATATGAAAAGATGGCTACCCGTGCGTTGGGGTTGGATGAGAATAATATGCACGATAGAAAAGGTTTATCGGTGAACGCTATGATTTCGCTTCATGTGGAAGGGCCGAGAAAAGCCGTGGAGGGAACAGTTGTATCCGGTGAATATGTCACAGTCGAAAATCATGGCGCAAAAGTGGAGGAATCGGAAACGGAAGGCGGAGAAGGATCGGACTAGCTCACGCCCCCGTGGAGTGTTTAATCGAAACGCATCTTCCGCTGGATAATCATGCAATCCAGAACGACAAACTCGCCCTTGGAAAAGCAACCTGCATTCCAGCATCTATCGAGTGAAGTTTCCAGCTTCACAAGGTCGGCGAGTGTGCAAGCCGCTTTGATGCGCTTTGACATGGAATGGAACTCCGCGCTCATGCTTCCCCCTTTGCTTTGCGGAGTGTGGAGAGGGCATCAGGAAGCCAAGCGGAGAGGATAGGATTTCCCTCCTCGTTGGCAAGCTGAACTCGTGCAATAGCGGCCTCAAGTAAATCAATTAAATCAGGCGCGGAGGATATGAGGCGAGCATTTGCCCATCCTTCAAAATCATTTGTTGGGACAGTTGCAGACAAACTGACAAGTGGAGCGTTTGCGCCATAGTTGCCAATTTCTAGCGTTTCATTTTTTGGGAATATGTCCCAAGGGCCGGGTGTGTGGAGTGTGTTTTTCATTTTTGGTTGGTTGGTTTTTGGTTTGCGTTGTGGAGGGAAAAATAGGAGGGGAAGATTATCGGAAACGACACTCGCCCGTAAAACGCGCGGGAGTGGAAAGGAAGGGAAAGACTAGGCACATGGAAATAAAACGCGAATGCGGGGCGATTAGAGCAAAGCAGGGAGACGGATAGAACATCAGCCCCGCTTTGTGTGGATGGATTAGAACGAGGAAACGATGATCCCGCCGTCAAACTCGATTAGCTGGCCTCGGTCTTGAATATATTCGCGGATTTTTTCGTCGAGCGTGTCGTCGTCTTCTTCATAGTCACATTTCACATTGTCGCGCCAGTTATCGCCCGAGAAATAATCCTCCGCCCAATCCGTGAGGGAATCATATTCGGCGAAATCGCATCGGATGGCTACGGAATCGAATTCGATTTCTTCCCCTGTATCTTCCTCCATTTGCTCCAAGTAATCGACAAGGGCATAAGCTCCAAGGCGAGAGAATGACGAATATTCGTCGTTGGCGAGGATTTCGGCGGCGTGTGAGGTTGTTAATGTGGTTTTCATGTTATTATATAGGTTTTTGGTTGATGTTCTGGCGGGGAACAAAGTTTCAGAGTTCGGGATCAAGATAAACAGCGAGCGCGCCCAAGGAAACAAAGCCAGCAAAGCCAAGCAAAGCCGGAACTGGCCCGAGGGCGAGAGTGAAAGCGCATCCCATACCAAGCGAGGCGAGGGAGGCGAAGGCGAGAAGTGAAGAAAGGATTTTCATGGGATCAGCGAACAGATTCGAGTTGGTTGATTTTGGTTTTAAGGGCGCGAATTTTCGCTTGTTGTCCCACAATGGTGACTGTGGGTGCTTCACTAAATACCAGAGTGTGCAGGTCGTCGCGCATTCCGGCCAGCTTGGTTTTCAATGCATGGATTTGATTTTGGTTTTTCATGGGATCAACGGGACAGCTTGTGAAAGATGATGGAAAGACCCGCGCGAACGGCGACGATTCCCGCGCAGATTAGCGCGAAGTCTATTGTGCCTTGATTCACGGGAAGGGATAGAATGTGGGTGATGGTGTTCATGGGATTATTGTCCTTTGTGCATGAGATCAATCAACGCCCATTGTCCGAACTCACGGACGGCGGGAGAATCGTATTTGCAATTTTCGTTATAGAGATAACGGCGCATTATCTCCGATTGAATGAATGGGCAATCAGGGAAGAAATAAGAAATGCCACGATCCATGTCTGACATGAATACACCTCCGTCAGCCTCGATAGCTGCGATTCGCTGTCCGTGTTCTGTGTAATGTGCGCCAGTATTCCAACGCATGATATTTTCTGTGTTCATTATTCTGATTTTTCTAATTGGTGAACATATTCACATATTCTAATATGATGATATGTCCGGTTTCTTTTGTGTGTCTCGACACTAGCATTTGCCAGAGCGAGAAATTTATTTTATCCAAAGATCATTTGTGGATTCACCCGCAGAGCCTCATTCAGAGCCTTTCCGCGACCGCCACTCTTTTTATTTAAACCAACACTGAATCTTCAAAATATCATGTCATCACCATGCGTCAACAAAATATTTTCAGAAAAAAATTGCTGTCACAAGCAGGAACCATGCCAGCCTGTAAATATAATTTTATTAGCAGGAACCATGCCAAGCCAAAAACAGAGAATCCCGCCATGTTCGCGCCATTCTCAATAAGTGTCCCGAAACGCGGCAAAACACCCGAAAACGGAATTCTTATTGAGATTGAGAAATGCGATTGATATATTCAAATAATCACCCAAAGCGACAATGGGCCGCAAACACGATTCCGCCAATCTCATCAGCCAACGCAATACCGATTGCCAGCCAGCCAGCGCAATTGCGAATCCCTACCGGCTCGATCCTGTCACGCAATGCCACACTCGCCACACTATCAGGCCACACGATCCGGTGACACTATCGCCGCACGCTCACGACATGGCATGACATGACAGGCACGCACGCATGGCGGGAAGGAATCTCTTTTCTATAGGAGGACGGGACGGCATCACCCCCCTGCCCCACGACACCCGACTCGCGCACGTCCCAACGCGGAAAACCCCTCTTCCCAGAAAAACTGGTTATTTCACTCTGTCAGTCCTCTTCCCAGAAAAACCGCTCTTTTCCCCTATGCAGCTACGCTGACCCCTGTTAATAAAATGTTGTAACCATCCTTTAGAAATCTGTGTGATGGTTTTCTGTAATCTGGTTTCCTTTAATTATCGGTTACTATACTTGTTATGTTTAATGAAAGATTTTGCATCTTCTATTATTTCTTCATCTGATTTATTCCACCATTTACTTTGCAGGTATTGTTCTTTTTCTTCTTTAGAGAATCTATCTTTTATTTTCTGTGCTGGGTTACCTGCTACAATGCTACAAGGTTCTACGTCTTTTGTTATGACGCTCATTGCCCCGATTACGGCTCCGTCTCCTATTGTTACTCCTGATAGGATTGTTACACCATAACCTATCCATACGTCATTACCTATTACTATATCTCCTTTTGACTTTTCGTGCCATGGTAGATTTGATTCAGAAAGTAGGTTTAATGGATATGTTGTGAATCTATTGTAGAAGTGTTCGCCTCCGCAGATGAATGTGACTTCTTGTGCTATTGAGCAAAATGAACCTATTTTGATTTCTTGATTACTGAATGATTTGTATAATTGTATTCTTGGTTTTCCGTATGTATTTCTGCCAACTGTCATTTTTACTTCCGGATATTTATCTTGGCTTAATAATGATTCATACAATTTTTGATTCATAGGTTTACTAGATAATTATCGGTTACGATAACCATCCTTTATTTCTCACAGGAGTAGATGGTCTCATGGAGTTTGAGTTTAGGGATTATGGGGGTGGTGTAGCTATTGTCTATGAAGGCTACTTTGTTTGTTGGTTGGATGGTTAGTCTGCCGTTGTCGAGTTGGATGAAGATGAATTCTTTGTCTTGGTCTGGGCTATCTGACCAGCCATCGTTTAGGTGGGTAGTGGAGAAGAGGTATTTACCTTTGTAGATGTTTTGGTTGATCTTTGCTGTTACTGGTAGTCCGGTTAAGATTTGGTTTTGTAGTATGGTAAAGTTGTATGAGTAGCAGTCCCAGAGTTGGGATTCTTCTATTCTCCATCCTTCTAGGGCGTTTTCTTTGAATCTTACTGCGTTTGGTGGTAGGTTTCTGTAGAGTGCGCCGCCGTCTTTTAGGATGACGTTGATTCCCCATGCTCTGCTTGGTATGCTAGTTATACCTACCCACATGGCTTCTACTGGCCCGATTGGTTTTTCGTGGGTGTATTCGCTATCTATGTAGATGTAGCGGTGGGTTGGTAGTGCGCCGATTTTTGTGTAGTTCATTATCGGTTACGATAATCGTTGCAGGATGACCAACCTTTACGGAAGGATACACAGATATCGTCTGAAGAGAAGAGCCAGATATTGAATTCTGGGTAGTCTTTTATTAGCCACGGGTAGTGGTCTAGGAAGGCTTTGTAGCACTCTTGCATTTGATTCATTGTTAGTCTCTGTTGATTTGGTTTAGTATGAAGCAGGCTGATACTATTGCCCAAGCTAGGGCTAGAGCTAGGAGTTGGTCGTTCATAGTAGTTTCTTTCCTTGGCTGAATGCTCCTCGGTGGATTTCTTTACCTCCGCGTTTTACTACGAATACGGATGGTTTTCCTCTGTGATCCCAGAAGGCTGATATTGGTTCTGGTTGGAATTGAATTACTGTGACTCCCATTTTTTCTGCTATCTCTAGGGCTATAGGGTCGGATTTGTAGATGTCTTTGTAGAGGACTCTCTTTATCTTATAGGCCGCTATGGTCTTTAAGCAGTCTCTACATGGGAGTAGGGTGGATACTAGTGTCTTTCCTTCTCCGGGTTTTGTATACCGGAGGGCGTTCTGTTCTGCGTGGATGACGTATTTCCTTCTTTCTTCTCTGTCTGACCAGTCTTCTTCTTGGCCTTGAGGGAATCCATTGAATCCTACTGATGCTATGGAGTTATCTTCTCGGAGGATGACCGCGCCGACTTTTTGCCATGGGTCTTTGCTCTTTTTAGCCACTACCTCGGCTATGCTCATAGCGTATTCGTCCCAGTTCATTGATGATTTTTAAGCATTTTGTTTAGCATCATTGCATATAGAAGATTATTTTCATATTGAACTTCCTGTAGGCTTGCTTCTGTATTCATTGGAACATCTCCAGTGCCTGTAATGTCATGATTGAATTCTTGGTGGATCACAGGTTCAGCCTGCCTGACCTCTGGGCCTTTGTGCATATACATATCCTTCAGATGCGGTGTTGCACCTTTAGGGTAACGAAACTCACGGGTTTCTGTGTAGGTTTCCTTGGTCATCGACGAGCAGGCGCACAATGACATGGTTAGTAGTATTAGTGTTATTTTCATAGGTTATTTGATTCCGAAGAAGTATAAATCACATGAATTGTTGTTTGTATTTAATTCGTATTTAGAAAACATTTTATCTAATGCTAGATTGGATTTTACAATGTTTTCATTTAGATTCATGTAGTAATCGTTGGTAAATGGAGATGCCCAGCCATCGGTTCTGCTTGTTCCGTGTTCCGATCTTCCATCAGAAGCGCAAGTGAACAAGTAAATCCCACCTTGTTTTAGGTGCATCCAAGTATTGAATATTGTCGCTACCCAGAATTTATCATGCTCAAAGCATTCAGTTGATATGATAACATCAAATTCTTTGTCACTTCTAAATAGATTTCCAGAAATGACTAGATCGACGTTTTTACCTTCTCCAATATCAATTCCTGTGTATTCGTAGTTATCAAATAAATAACGATTGTTTCCGTTAATATCCATTGATCCCACATCGAGAACAGATACGGAGTTGAATTTATCTGGGAATCTTGCCTTTATTGATAGGCAGTATTGTTGTTGTGCGTAGTGTGCCATTTTAGTTTATTTTTATTACTGCGTCATAATTCATGTATTCTGGAATAATATTCCTATACATTTCATTTTCTTTTTCTGTTACTACTATCTCGTCAAATACCATGTAGTTTTTACTATTAATGATATTTGAAATTGATACGCATCTATTTATTTCATTTATATCTGGAATAATATTGTGTTGTTTTAAGCCAAAGAAGTCTTCATCGCTTTTCCAAGGAAGGTAGAATAGGTTTTTAACTTTAGGATGCCTATACCCACCCCACCAATATTGCTGCGCTATCCAGTATTCAGCTTGATACCTATTATTCTGATCTAGTTCCAGCGGGTTCTTTAATCCGCGAAGATAATCACTTCTGAACCAAAAACAATTTCCTTTGAAGTGTCGATACCACATGGAACCAACAATATCAGCACCGCTATTTAGGTGATTTATACAGGTATCACTATGGTCTATCAGCCCGTAAATCATGTATTCAAGCCAAGCCAATCCATTTTCAAATTGAACTCCATCTGGCTTACTAGACCCCTTACAATGTAGATATAATCCAAAGAAGTCCTCGATTTGGCTATCTTCCCACATCTTATGTAATGCGGGATATTCAAATCGACTCGATGGCGAATCTATTATTTCTACGGATTCATTTGAAAGATCAGATTGATTGATTTTGTTTTGTATAAAATCAAATGACTTCTGATAATTTATCAGGTCTTTGTTGCAACCTATGAATATTTTTATTTTCAAAGGTATTGTTTGTAGTTTGCTAGGAGTCCGTTTGATTTGGAATACCACCCTTCTCCGGTGTATACATCCATCACATCCGCGAAATACTTCTCATACATTGGTGCTACCTTCTCTAGCGTGAAGTTCTCTCCGAAGGTTCTGCAATCGCGGGGTTCGATCATATTAATACTATTGATCGCTTCTACGTAGTCACCCATCGTGCGGCAGCGGAATCCTGTTACACCATGTAGGTTATTCTCTGTGAAGCTACCCCAGTCGGAGGTGATCGTTGGAGTCCCAGATAGTAGGTTCTCTACTTGGACACCACCGAATGGTTCTACATACTGGCTAGGGACAAAGGATGCTTTGGCTTTCGACATTAGCCTCTTCCTAGTAGGGACGTCAGCGTAGCCTACATACTCTACATGGTCTGGTAGTTTGTAACCTTCCTCTTTTTGTCCTGCGATGACTAGCTTTACTCCTGCCCGTTTAGTGGCATCTATGGCGATATCTACACCCTTTCCACTATACACCCTGCCCAGATAGAGGAAGTAATCTTCTTTCTTATCACAGAAATCGAAGTCTTCTTTATCGAAGTAGTTTGGGATGACTACGGCATAGTTATCTTGCTGGCATTGTCCTACTGCCTGCATCCCGCAGAACGCATGGTATATTGCGTAGGATTCAAATACCTTCCACCGCGCCCAGTGTCCGCCAGCATACCCAATGCCCGGCTCAACTGTAATAAGGTCAGGATGAGCATCACAGATTGGTCTTACTCCGCTTCCCCAGAATGGGAGAATGAAGTCATTCTTCTTCTTGCGCTGACCGATAGCTTTAATGGCATTCCGGTAGAATGTTTGGTATGCATGGTCTTGCGTGTTGAACTTGAAGAATGTCTTCCTCCAGTCATGGGAACCATAGCTCTTATTGAAGTCATCGTTGGTTAGGACAGGGACGTGTTCTGTGCAGATCAAGTCTGAATCTTCGTGTCCGTAGTGGATGACTTCATGGCCTCGCTCGGTCATCATTTTCCCGAACTTAACTACCTTTTGGGTATAAGCGCAGGCGTTGAACTCCTTGGAACTTACTGTGTGAGGCAAGCCGAGGATGTGGAATCTGAATTTATCGTTTCCGATACTCATAGGTTTTTTAGTATTTTCTTTGCCCAATCTGGGGTGTCTTCTGTGACTGATCCCGTCCAGACAACATTGGGTTCTATTTCTTTTTTCTTTAGGTAGTTTCGGTTGGATAAGACAACAAGGACTTCGTTGGTTGTGAATCGGAATCCACACTTACACGCTCTCCTCCGCATTACTGTCTTATTGATCTTCCTGCTGTTAACTACTGACGTTACTTTACCGCATTCTGGACAGGTCATTTCTTATCAAATACAGGCATGAAAGTAGCCTTCTTCATTCCGCGTTTATCGAAGAACTTCTCACAGGCTTTGACGATCTCCTTGGAGTTAAGTGGGTATTTCCACCCTACCCGTCCATCGTCATTCGATAGGTTCTCTGTGTTATTCTTTCCGTTGATTTTCATTTCATTGACTTGCTACCACGGCAACGCCATTTTTTACGTGACAGGTTGTTTGGTGAGTTAGGATCGCTTTTCCAATCGCCCTTAATCTTCGCAGAACGAGCGCAGTATGCGTCACCACGCTTTGATCCCGGATCAACATTTGCTCCTTTTTGTCCGTAAGAAACCTTGCGGGTTCTTCCAGTCTTTGCATTTTTTACTATTTTAACTGACGCTTTGCCAGTTGCGGGTTTTGATTTCATTTCTTTTTTCTCTATAATATTGAGTTTTGCTTGTCGCTCCAGCTATTTGCCATGGTTCTTGTTTGTATTGCAAAGGCAGAAGGATAATATTTTCATCTCCGATTTTTTCAGCTTTTATGATATTGCTGGATTGCAGTATTCCGTGATTTCTTCCAAGGTCTTTTCTTTTAAACCATCGAGAAACAATTGAACTTCTGACTCCAAATCTATCACCAGCAAGTTTTAAACTATCAAATGATTCTATTTTGCCACATTTATAGTAAAAAACATATTTATTTCTGATCTGCGATTCTGATATTTTCTTTTTATGGTTATCTGAAAATTTAATTCCAGCCATTGGAGCGGATGCGCTTTTGCAAAAGTTTAAACAATTATCGTTACCGATATTCTCGTCCAAATATTTTTGCTCTTCATCAAGAACAGATTCCTCATCGCAAAGAACAAGTATCTTGAATGCCATTGCATCTTCTCCATATTTATCAAAACATCTTTGCAGTCGTTGATTGCGATGTTTTCCAGATCGTAGTTTTGTTATATGGTTTTGCTTTCGGGCGTAGATATTGATGCTGCTGCCATAGTATTTATAGCCAGCAATTTCAATTTCATATACACCCGCTCTCTTTTCCATTACTTTTTCTTTGCTGTTTTCTTGGATTGAATAAATGCTTTAGCTGTTGGCGCACCTTTCGAGCCAACCTTCCTCATCTTCTCGCCACTACCAGCGGCGATGCGTTTTTTCTTTTGATTAATATTATAGTAAAGTCCTTTATTCATAATTACTTTTACTTTTTAGATATTCCTGCGCGTGATAGAGCAATAGCCAATGCTTGGGAGCGACTTTTAGCCATAGGTGCTTTCTTCGGGCCTTTAGGGTCAATACCAGCCTTCAGTTTGCCAGCTTTGTATTCACGCATTGTTTTTGCCACTTTCGCGGCTTTACCTGCTTTTGTTGTTGGTTTTTTCATAATCCATCCATTCCATCTCTTAATAGTTTGAAGAACGTGGAGGCAGAGATTGTAACCTTCCAGTCTTTGTTGTTTTTCTTATGAGCGCAAGCCCACGCAATGCCTTTAGCATCTCGCTCGGCCTGCTCACAAGCCTTATCTAAATTCAAGTTCTGAACGTGCTTCACCTCAAAGTGGAGTTTACCTTTCAGTTCTTCACAGACTACATCCGGTGAGTCTTGACCACCAGCAAATTGCTGTCCTCGTTTAGCATTGAACCCTTGGGCGCGGAGTTCATCCCGCCACTGGCGTTCTGCTCTAGCTCCTTTAGCTCTTGAGTTAATCATTTCGTGCCATCCCATCCAGCGGCTTTGCGCCAGCGGTTTATTGTCTCAGAATCAACGTGCGGCAAAAATGCATCTCCAGATTGCCACATCTCCCTCAACGCCTCCCTCGCCTCGTCGCGCTCGCGTTCCGCTAACCTCTTCTGGCGCATTTGGTCATCAGCCGACCGATTAGCTATCTCCAAAGCCGATTTGTGATCTGCAAGTTCGGCCCTCGCCTCGTCGCGCTCGCGTTCTAGCCGTTTTAGAACCTTCATAGCAAGGTCTCGCTGGTATTGCATATTATCCAAATCGAAAAGATGGTCTGTTTCTGGTGTGTCACTCATATTATTTATTGGCTAACAATTCGCGTTTTTTTCTTCGTGCTTCACAAGCAAGTTTGGCTTGCTCTACTCTTGATGCTTTTCCAGCTTCAATTAATTTCTGATCCAATTCATCTTGTCTCAAGATTTCAATAACTCCGATTGCTTTTATGAATGCTTCTTTTTCTTTTTTAGAAACATGGTTTTCAAAAAACTTTTGTGAATCCATTTGTTATCAGGTTAGGGCAACAAGCTATCTACATCTTGTAGTTCTGTCAATACTTTTGTTTCAGAGAAGTATTCATGGTATATCTTCATTCCTTCACTCCAGTAATTATCTGCGATACAATATCTTTCTTTGTCGAAAGACTCCCAGATCGTCAGGGCAGCGTCCATCAGCCTAGATGCTTTTGCGAATGCTTGGTCAGTTGTCATCAGTATACCTCTTCTAGTTTTGAAATGTCACCACGCATGATGACTTCCGTTGTGTAGTTCCTCGCGCCACGGCGGTTCTTCTTGATTGTTAACATACTCTTGGTCTTTAGGTGTTCGATATACACAACTTGGTCAGAGTGCATCCCGATTGCCCGTGATTCGCGTAGTCTTCCCTCATCGTTTAACTGGGAAGCCGTCAGCATAATCGAATTATTCTTGAGTGCAGCTACCTTTAACCGCCTTGCTATCTCGGAAATCTGCCCTTCGCGGCTGTCTGAACCATCAAAAGAGATGATTTGCAGGTAATCTACAACAATCACATCTGCCCGTTTTTCCCCTGTGTATCGTGCGATATTGGCCTCAATTTCGGTGATATCGGCTATTCCGTCTACGATTTCGATGGGTAACTGGTGCAATTTGAGGAGTGCCGCGCTGATGGCTTTCAGTTCTCCTTGGTTTACATTCTTGTAATCCTCTGGTTCGCGGATTGGATAGCCTGCCAAGTTGCAAGCCATGCGGGTCAGGATGTCTTTAGCCTTCATCTCTAGGGAAAAGAACAGGACTGACTTTCCATCCAGTAGATTTGCGAGTGCAGATTGGACTAGGTATATGGATTTACCACCGCCCGTCTCCGAAGCTACAGTCATCATCTCTCCTTTGTGCATACCACCCTTTAGCGCACGATCCACTTTTGTAAGACCAGTAGTAAAGCATTCGTTTACCGCTTTACCTTCCATCTCATCAATGATCTCGATGATGATATCTTTGACTGGTTTTACTTTGACTGTCCGATCTTCCGCGCACTTCATTATCGTTTCCGATAACGAGCGAAGGTCAGCCTTGCCAAGCCGTAGGTCATTCTCGGTTTTCTCAATGATAGAGATGGCATCGCGGTAGCCCTTCATCTTGTGAAGATTCTTCCGGTAGTCATCGGCCATGTCTTGGCACACCTTACCGGATGCGATCTTCATCGTGCATAAAGTGTCGTGGACAGATTCTTCACCGCCGACTTCTTCTAGCTGTCCAGTTGCTTCAAGCTCTGCAATCGCGGAGAATTGACAGCAAGAGCCTGTCCGCTGGTGAACCCCTTGGAGGGCATTAAAGATGATTCTGTGGGCAGGTAGCGCGAAATAATCACTATCCCACGTTTGTTGGGAAAGGATATTTCGGTCGGTTGCTATCAGCGACAATGCTGCCGCTTCACTCTTGTGTGCTATTGGGACTTTTTTCATAAGGTTAAAAATTGGCGAAACGTTTTTCTTCGGGTTTAGTTCGGTTAATCCATCCAGAGAGGAATTGCTGGGTGAGCTGGCGGTTTGGTTTCGCCAGTATCCAAGTCTTCGCTTTCTGAACCTCGCGTTCGACGTCCTTGTCGGGGTTAAGGCGAATCAGTTCGTTGATGAACGCATCGTCTGCGAGTTTCGGTTTTCGTTTTGTTGATTCTGTTTTTTCTTTTATTTCTTTACTTACTTTATCTAGTCTTTCTTTATTAGTCGTAGGTTTTCCCGAGTCGGTAATTTCCCGAGTCGGAGAATCAACTAGTGGGAATTCCTCATCAGATTGTGGTTCGTCATATACAAAATATTCCCATCCTCCGGGATTTGCTCCACTACACGGCTTGCGAAATACATACCGATTGGCAATCAGTTCGTTCATTCCAGAAACAACTGACTCGTATCCATCCGTTGATGCCTTTGCTAACTGCGACAAATATACTGACCACTTATCTGGTTTTGATAGCAAGTAGCATAGGATAGCTTTTGCTTTGAAGCTCAACTCTGGATTGTTAAGCATTTCGTTTGGTATAACTGTGTAGTTCGCTTTCCTTTTTTGTCGTATAATATTTGGCATATCGCTTTTCACCTAGACCCCTCTTCCCAATTTGCATCTTCATTCAATACCCACTTCTTGTCCTCATTAAGTTTCAAGAACCGAAGTCCAACCAATGTCATAAAAGCGTTGTGCGCCTGTAATTCAGTTATTCCACAAATATCTGCTACATCTCTGATGTTATTTTCGTCCTCCCAAAAACCACCATCATAGTTGTCTATTACTGCGAATACCTGTTTCTTCCTATCGTCGATTATCGACAATCTGAATATTTCTCTGCGAACGAAGATGCCTCCGTTTTTTTCTAATGGATTCATTTAAAAAAGGCGACCCCTTGTAGTGGCGGACAAAAGCGGCAACTGACGCATGAGAGTGGTGAAACCACCACAAGGGATCATATAGTTTTTGTGTTTATTTAATTTTGTCCTTCACTTCGGCTCTCACCCCGAAGGCGTGATTTCTCACACGCGAAAGAAA